AGTTGATCAGTTATAATAGCTGACATTTTATCAAAGACTTTTTGTTTTTATTTATGTTATATAAAGGACTCTTTTAAATCCTTAGTTCTAATGATCACAGGGCCAGTGATGATTCCTGTGACACCATCATTATTAATAGCGGTAAATACACTATCACCTTTCTTAACAAAGTCGTGCAAACGACCCCAAGAGTATTTACCGAACATTCCACTTCCAATACCAATGCCTTCAGTTGAACTAACACTGACCGTCACTCTTCTTAAAGTGGTTGAACCAATTCCAAAGGCAGGCCCTTGTATGGTTTTAGCACTATGAACTTTGTATATGTTATCTAGGAAGGATGTTCCAATTCCAACTGATGAAGTTCCAACTGCATTTTCATAAGCAGTTATACCACCACCAACATTTGTTTCAAATGTGGTAAAGTAATATCCAGATGCAATACCACTTACAGTGATTGCAGATCCAACGACTGATGCATCACGAAGGACAGAATCTTGAGGAATAAAGAGATCAAATTGTAATGCTGTTCCTATTCCAGCAACAGTTGATGTTCCGATTCCAACAATATGTCCAAAGTCGCCCTCATACTTGATACTGGTTAAGGTATCCTGAGTCACAGATTCTGGTTCAACTAAAACCAATGGTGGATTTGTATGAGTATATCCAGAACCAGCATTCACAACACTAATTGCAGATATTGTTCCAACACCAGATACAGTTGCAACAGCAGTTGCATTTGCAGATGTTGTTCCAATGCCAGCATGAATTGTACCAATACCAGCAGTGACACCAATCGAAACATGTGGTGATGCGGTGTAACCTGATCCACCATTAGATATCACAACACTTGATATTGTTCCAGCAGCAGACACAACTGCGGTTGCAGCAACTCCTGTCTTGGTTGTGCGATCAAGAATTAAAACACTTTGTTTAGTTTCAACAAGATCATCAACCTGATTGAACAGTGGGAACGCTGTGTCTGTGAATACTTCACTTGAACCAGCAGATACATTTTTAATAATATACGCAGTTGGTCTAATTCCAGGCTCTAATTCTGCTCTGTCTTTACCAATTCCAATATTATTTACAACTACATCTTGTATTTGTTTCTTCCAAGTAACTGGTCTTTGAAGTGTTCTGACTGTGGTGATACCAACATCAATATAAGTGTTTGTAGTCACAGTATCAGATGTTGTAATACCTGTAACTGTTCTTGGCTCTTGTTGGAATACATCATCCAAACCAATATCAGGATACTTATTAATTGTGAGACTATCACCTGTCTTAACTGTTTCTAAAATATCAACTTCAACAACATCATGATCAGAACCACGGTAATAGTAAATTCTTAATTTATCATCTGCTTTTGGAGCTTCAGAGAATGTAATTTGAGATCCACCGTTAAATACATAACTTTCAAATGGAACTTGAATAATATCATTTAAGAAGATTAAACAATTATCCTCAACACGAATTGGTGATCCTTTTGCAGCTCTTAATGTAATTGGAGTTGCAACAGCACCAATTGTTTTTGTAATTGGGAATGTTCTTCTGTCACCATCAAATAGATCCTCGAATGTATTTAATTTTTCTAACTCACCAAAAGTAAATCCAGCAAAACTATCGTTGAATACATCAAGAACAGTTAATTCAAAATCTTTAACAACCTTATTGGCATCAGTTAGAATACCAGCTTGACCACCCTCTTCAATTGTAAGAACATCATTAATCTTGTAATTATATCCAAAGTTAGTAATATCAAAACTAATGATACTTGATGCAGTTCCAACACGAACTGATACAGATGCACCAATACCTGTAGAACTACCTACCAATCTCATGTTTTCATAATTAAGTGGTTTTTCAAATTCAAGAGTTGGTGGAGTTGCAGAACTAAATCCTGATCCACCATTTGTAATAGTTACTGATGTAACTAATCCAGCGGAAACATTTGCCTTACCAATCGTTGTAACACCAGAACTTGTAAGAGCTCTTACAAGAATATTAGTTTGTAATCCAACACGATATCCAGATCCACTATTACCAATGGATACTGATTCAACTGTTCCAGCAGCGGATACAATCGCAGTTCCACCAGCTGATACCAAGGGTTGATATCCGAATGATGAAGTCTCTCCAACAGAAACAATAATACCACCTCTAGGAACTGATGATACATTTACATCATAATTATTAGTTACTCCAACACCTGTAAAGCTTACAGATGTAATACCAGCAGTTTCAACAATATTATAATCATCGTTTGGATTTTGGAATATCTCGTTTAGAAGTAAGACACCTGTGTTTGTTGCAAATCCAGTTACATTTGATCCACCAGATTTTAAAATAAAGTTTGTTGCAATACCTGTAAATTGGTTTTCAAAAGTATCAAACACAAAATTATTTGTGTAAGTCTCTTGAGTTCCATCAGGAATACCAGTATGAGTAAATACACGACCAACAAACGTAGATGTAGTTGTTAATCCAGCAGGGCCTTTTGATCCTTTAGGTGCATCCGTAAAGTTGATTGTGTCTCTTACAATTTCATAATTACCCAAGAACTTAGTCACAGTATCACCAGCACTATGATTTGCTAATGCAGAGTTAAGTTGTCCTTTCTTGACAAGAAGTTGATTTGTAGATCCAATACCTACAGTATCAATTTTCATAAACTCATTATTAATTTTAATAATATCACCAGAGAAGAATGATGATATACCTGTCAGAGTTATGAAGTCAGATGTTAATAATGCATCAAATGCCAGTGTTGTATTAACTGGTGATTGAATTACAGGACTTTGAATATTATTATCAAGAGTAATTAATGCCTTTGAGTTAAGATTCTTAGATGTAAATGAGTGTGTTGTTCCAACACCAACAGCTGTGACATCAATAACTTTTGGAACTGCTTGAAGTGCCTCTGCGGCAGTTCTTGCAACTTTAAATTTATTCTCTGCAAGTTTAACTGCAAATACTGTTGATGGTAATTTAGATGTAACACCAATTCCACTAATTGAAGTTGCTGCAATACCGATACTCATTGTTGTACCAGCACCTGTTGGTGTATAAGTTAATTCCTCACCAGTCTGGAAGAAATGATTATTAACAATAAACGTGTCATTTGTAACATCAACAACCGCAGTGTCTGATGAATCAAATACTTTATGGAAAATTGAATCTCCAGTGTGTTTAAGATTGAATGAAAACTTAACGTCATTTTCAGTTCCAGTATATGTTCCCTCAGCTGCCTTTAGTCTTGAATCTGTAAATGTAACTAAACCAACACCACCAGTTCCAGATTCATTAAAGTTATATTGGAATACCTTAGTTGTGATTGCTTTGTTTGCTGGAGGAGTTAAACGAAGTTCAATATCACCACCAGTTGCAGATGAATATCCAACACCAACAGTTCCGATCCCTGTTCCGTTAAAGTTATCCAAATAACCAAACTCTATAAATTGTGGAGTGATGGTATCATGAATCGCAGTAACTTGAGTAACAGCATATTGATCATCTGTTGTATTATGGATTTCAATTAATGCATCAAAAGCAGTATATGTGGCAGAGTTAATTCCACTGATTCGAGTTGGTTGTGGAGTTCCTGTCGCTGCGATATTAGTTGTTGTAGTTAAAACTTCAGTCAGTGATATCGTTGTACTTCCAATTCCAGTTGCAGTTCCTCCGATTGCAACCTGATGAACTCTCATTGTAACACCAACACCAGTTGTAGGTGTGAAATAAACACTTGTGATTCCAGATCTTACATCTGCTCCAAACGTTCCTAATCCTACATTTGGTGAATTACTTTGAGAAGTATTCTCATTGATCATCTGTGCATAATCTAAAAGATATACCTCCTCACTATCATTTAAAACAACTAACTCATTTAATTGAGTTCTTTGATCCCCACCCAATTCTTGTGTCTGTATGAATAATTTGGAGGTTGTAATCGCAGTGGTTCCAAATCCCACAACTTGAACTGGAGATGGATCTGTAGATCCAATACCAGATGAGGTAGAAATAATGTCATATCCAGTTCCTAGTGATAGTGTGCTAATACCAGTTTGCGTATTTTTAAATGTCTCAACTGCAAATAATCTTAAAGCATAATTATTAAATTTAGATTTAGCTGGAAGGAATCTTAAATTTCCAGTTGATCCTGTGACACTGAGGTCAAATTCACCAAGATCAATCGCAGTTTCAACACGACCATATGGCATCATATATCCAACAGATCCATCATGAAGTAGATTAATTTGAATTATTTGTTTCTCACCAGAAAATCTTGTGTCAAATACCATGACATAAAATTTAATTCCATCAATGGTGTCAAGATCAAAACCAAATACATCAGAGAAAGCAGTCGCACGAGGTAAATCACTAAATTCAGAACTTACACTATCAATTGATATAGCTCTGTTAGTTCTTGATTCAATATGATCTGTTAGTATTCTATTAACAAAATTAATCTCATCAGAAGCAAATGAACCGTCAATATTCTTAGAATTTTCAGTAACAAGATCAAAATCATAATACTTGTGTAAAGATTCATCTTCACTTACCAAATCAGCAACAACAACAGCAACTGCACTTGAAACTCCAACAGATGCATTACTTCGATTCTTATCATCAGTTGATGCAGTTGATACAACGCTTACATCAGCAAAGTTTCTAAATCCAACAACATGTCCAAGACTATTAACTGGATCTTTCCATGTATCATAATCAATCGTACTTCCTAGAGAATATGAGAATGTTTGGTAATAATCATTATCAGCTAGTTTTTGTAGTTCTGTGCTTAATTTACCAGTCTCTTTACGGAAACCACTTCTAAATTCAGAGTTAGAATCAATATTAAAAACTGAACTAAATTTAGTTGTTTGTTCAATTACAGCGATTGATTTTGATGAAGTTCCATTAATTGACTCTCCAACATTAAATGTATCATTTGATAAAACCTTAAGATACTTATTGTTCTCATTCCATGCAACGACTGTTCCAACTTTATCACCTGTACTTACTGTTTCTCCGACACTAAATTGATTTGTTTCAACATCGATGTTAAACTGTGCTATATTTTCAAATGGTATTGCCTGTCCAGATGATGAAGGCCCACTAAAGATGCCTGGGCTTGTGACTGATGAATCTAAATTATATGAAACAGATGCATTTCCGCCGCCTGGATTTGTATTTACACCAGTGATTACAAATGGTTCATAATTATAATCAGATGAATTATAACCACTTCCTGTTGATCCAATACCTATATTTTCAACATATAATTTATCTCCTAGTGTAAATGGATAAGTTGTTGAATCATAAGAACCATCTAATGTCAAAGTTACAAGGTTAGTTCCACTTGTAAATGATAAATTCTTAACCTTGATTCCGTTATTGTTGTTTGTGGCAATAATTCTTGGATTTGTGCCATATAGTGAGTTTGTATTTGTTAGAATTCTAACTTCAGATACAGATGTTCCTTGTATATCAACATCTGTGATGACCTCATTTTTAATTGTACCAGTAACACGATCAATAACAACAATATTTGGTGGTTGAATGTAATTTTGACCACCAGAACTAATTCCAATGTTTGATATTTTGGATAATCGATCTAATCTTAAGATTTGAGGTAACTGAACAGATGGTTGAATTGTTTTATCTGCTGAATAATCAAATCCAATATTTTTAATTGCATATCTTCTTAATCTACCAGTTTCATCACTATTCAATCTAACTACACCACCAACTCCAAGTGTTGATCCAATTGAGGTAACAACAGGGATATTTAAATAATTTTTTCCTTTTGATATAATTCTAATATCATTAATTGAACCAATGGCAGTTAATGACGAAGTATTATATTTTAAAGTAGTCGCTTCATTCTTTGTATAACCATCTTTTTCTGGTTGTGATCCCATTACAAATGAGAATGTAGTGCTTCCAATTCCAGTGATGATGTAAGATCCGTTGTAACCGCTATCTGATATTTTTAAACTAGAATGATTAATAACATCAGTATCAACAATTGGATTTCTTTTTGTTGGAGCATTAACGTTTAAATTAACTGGTGTTAATTTGTAGAATAAATCATTCGGAGTATTATCTGTGACTGAAAGATCAACTCTTGCAGTTGTAGTTACACCAACTGTTCCAACACCAACAACTTGGAATCCACCATCTTCTTTATTATTAAAATATGGATTGGTAAAGTTTGTGTCTCTGAATAATTCAAAATTAAATATTTGAGTTTTCTTTCCAGATACAACTTGTGTAAGAGATGTGTCGGATACGGCAAATCCAACTTTATATCCACGAGTTAGTGAGAGAGATGGATTAATAAGAGCAATAGTATGTCCTGATCCTGTAGATGTAAATGATATGACATCTGGTATAAGTTTGTTTGACTTAAACGCAGTTTCAGACAATCTAAATGTATCGTCATCAATTCTAATTACAAAATAAGTAAAGTTACTCTTTAGAGGATTAATTGTATTTGCAGATTTGTAAAGAACTTTATCTCCAGTTTTAAATCCGTGATTTACAAATGTGATAGTATTTGATGTTGTGCTAACAGCAGATGCACCAAAATTAATTGGATTTACAAAAGTTCTCCGAGTTGTATCATCAAATTGAATATCAAATGTCGTTGTAATACCTGGCGTTACTGATATATTAACACGGTCATTAGCTTGTAATTGATGTGCCTCCTTACATACAACTGTTCCAACTACTTTTTCTGCAAAACCAGTGATTTCAGTTCTTTGTGGTGTTAAACTATGAACCACTCCAGTTCCATGATCTTTGAAGAATAATTGATATGCAGTCGATCCAATACCAGTAACAGATCCAGTTGATCCAATTGCAACAGGATTTGTAGATAATCCAAGCAGATTAACACCATTATTAATTGCAAATACTGATGAATTATTTGTCAGTCTAAATGTTTGACCTATACCATTTGATACCTGTAAAGTTGTATCACCATCACTTGAATATGAAAGTTCATCACCAGTTTTAAATCCATGACCTTGTAAGAATATGTTTTGGGTTGGAATAAACCTCTCTGTAGTTCCACCACCAACAACTTTAAAAGAGTATCTAATTGTTGATCCAATACCAACACCAGCTGATTCTCCAAGAGCAACACTTTCAACTGGATTAAAGTAATAAGGAATATTAACTCTAGTTTGTATATCAGTATTAATACCTAAATTAAATGTGATTGTACGGTTTAAATTAGTTACTAAAGCTGCACTTGTATGCGCTGTTCCCAAAACACCATCAAATTGTCTCTTGACACGAATCTTATCATTGACATCATCAACGTTTAAAACTAAAAATCTTTCCGTTGTAATACCTAGAACATCATTAGCTGCGACTCCATTTCGAGATAAATCACCAGTTACTGAAATGCTAGTAACGATACCAGTTGCAGCAGTTGTTCCAATACCAGTGTTTAATTGTAAGAATGATGTATTAAATCCAATCTGATGTCTTCCATCTAATTTTCTTAATGAATCTGTGGAGAGTCCAGAAATTGTAACGATATCTCCAACAACTAAATCATGTGGTTGAGATGAAAGTCCTGTAACTTGTCCGTTTGAATTATTGTATGAGAATACTAGATTCTCAATCTTAACCACAGTTGAAGCTATAGATACAATTTCTTGTCCTTCAACTTTAGACACTTCGCCTGAGAATCCATTTCCTTTTCCTAAACTCTCAACTCGAAGATCATCTTTAACTTGATATCCAGATCCAGCGCTTAATAATTCAACCTGATTGATTCTGCCAGCTGATGCATAATTAACTTCAATCTCTTGATCAACTAATTTACGACTATCGTGTATTCCCTCATAATCTGCACCAGATCCCTCAAGTTTATATGGATTTGTATTTCTACGAAGTCCTAGTGTATTTAAATTTAAATCTTGATTGTTTGTTTCAATAAAGTTAAATTCATCAGGTTTTGCAGCATAACTATTACCAATCAAATATGGAAAAACAGGGGCACGGAAGTTTTTAAATGTTCCACTGGTTTCATTTTCACTAGGATTGATCGTTGCAAAATAAGCAAAAGTTCCATTTGGATAATCTGGTGTAACGCAATATCTACCATTATTTTCATCTAAATCACCATTTCCAAGATACTCAAAATCATCAATAAAGAATCCAAGTGGGAAAGTAGATATTGGAGGGCCACCATCACGATTTGTTTTGAGAGAATATCCAGATGTCATAATTCTCACAACACCACCATCCTTACGATCATATCCATAAGGGCCATAGATTGGATTACCATCATATGCCCAGCCAATAATTGGTGAGTGATTTAAAGATGCTTGTTCTGCATTGTTTAAAAGATTAAGATCATTTGACGTATAATCAATCGTTCCATCACTATTTTTTTGTTTAAGTATTTTTCTTAGACCTCTAGGAGCGTAGAATGATGTAAATTTAATTCCTTCATCATTATCGCCTCTGGATAAGAAACCATCATCTCCATAAAATATATCTTCATATCTCTTGACATTATTAACAGACCAAGATCTAATTTTTGTTAAAAATACAGCGCCAGTGCCAGGAATTGTTTCTTGAACAGACACACTTGCGGTTGAATATCCAACACCACCATTATCAACTGTAACTGAATCAACTCTACCATTACTAATAGATGATATAATCTTTGCACCAACACCATCACCCAATATTTGTAAATCTGGAGGTGAGGTATATTCAGATCCAGAACGTGTTACAATTACAGATTGAATTCTTCCGTTTGTAACAATCGCCTTATATTCTGAAGATGATCCAGAAGAAACACGAACTGTGGGTGGAATACTAAAGTTAAATGTAGAGTCATTTCCATATCCAAGGCCAGGTTTTTCAACATTAATTGATGTTAGGGAACCTCGAACAATAGGATTCACCCTTGCATGATAATTTTCTGGTGAAACTGTATTGATTCCAATCACACCTCTTACATTTACAGTGATTGGTGGATAGTTAAATACATGTTCTCCTGATCCAATTGATGTTAAACCAACAAATTGTTTTGAAATATAATTTGCATCTGATAAAGTTGAACCAATACCAGCAGATGCAAGTCGGAATCGATCATTACTTATCTTTAAAACATAATAATCTTGATCAGTATCTAAACCACCAATCTTAACTTGATTATTTGAGTAACGTATTAACTCACCATCTTCAAATCCATGATTTTTAAATTCAAGAAAATCAGAATATGTATTAATACCAGCTGTCGGGATTAATCTTCTTTTGTTCTCATATCCTTCGCCAGGATTCTCAATAATTATTTGACCTAATACAAGTTTTTTATTTAAACTTTGAAATCTTTGTGATCCATCTGCAAATCCAGTGAGATTGATGAGATTGGATTTAGTAATCGCATCATTTTGATTATTCGCAAGTTTAATAGTTGTGTTATTAACTTTAGATACGAAATATATTGACTCATCAACAAGTCTTTGATCTGGGTTTGTTTGAATCGCAGTCGTGGTATTACCAGCGCTTGCAATACCAATTGCACCAGTGTTAAAGGTTTTATAGATTACAGCTTCTCCATCACGAAATTTATGAAACGTTCCAAAACCAATTGTATCAGCAGCGATATTAATCGCATTACCTGTAGATGATGCATCAAAATCAATAAAATGATCAACCTGTTTTAATCTTGATCTTGCAATCGCATTTTGACCATTACCGCCAGTAATTTCAATCACAGGTGGTGCAACATAATCAAAGCCTGGATCTACAATATCAATTCTTTCAACCTGACCTCTTACATTTGCTGTTGCACTTACACCAGCACCAGTTAAACTTTCAACAGACACTGTTGGTGGTGTAATTACATCATATTGTGATCCTCCCTCTAACACATCTATTGATTCAACACCACCAAATTGTATAACATCACCTGACTTATAGTTTGATATCTCTGTACCATTTACGAGGATGCCAGTGGTGCCTGGCGCTGTCTCACGCCTCGCCCCGTCAAAGAGTGGATTGAGAGATATTCTCTTTAATAATTTTTGATGTTCAAGTTTTTTATTTGCTAATTCTGGAACTGAAATTTTAAATGTTCCATCACCAGTTGCATCTACAAAATCACCATTTACAAGATCTGGTAGTGAGTTTGCAAGACGAATATTATTAGAACTTACACGACTAACATAATAATTTTTACCATCAATTAATTGACCGAGAGATCCACTGATTACATTATAAGTAACAACCTCTCCAGAATAGAATCCATGATCTGCTGCACCCTCTGTAACCTGTATTAATTGTATGAGATCCCCTCCAGTGGCGCCAGTCCATGTTACAGAACGATCTGGCGCAGCAATAGGTTCATTACCTAAACTTGGTAAAGATGGTGATGTGACATATGCGTGAGGATGTGGAGGTAGTGCATTTACATCATCAGACTGATGATCATAAACATTTTGAACATCAGTTGTGTATTTTGTAATATTATCATGAAGAGAACTATTTCCTCTTTTAAGTCTTCTACGAATAAAAGCAATATTAAATTCACCAACGCCAGGCAAATCACCTAAAATAAACGTATCACTACTAATAACACTTAAAACACGACCAACTCCTATTATTGCGGATTGACCATCTAAAACTTCAATGGTATCTTCCTCTAAAAATCCATGATCAGATCGAAGTGAAATATTAAAACTACTACTTGATTGTCTTATGACAGTATTTGGAGTAAATTTAACAGCTGTATTATAAACCCATGAACCAAAATTAGAGTCTTCAGAACTTTTGTTAATACCAAATGAACCAACTTTAACTTTATCTCCTTTATTAAAGTAAAAAGTATTATCAGGTATTGTAAAATCTTTTAAAACACCAGTGATTAAAAATTCTATTTTCTTTGTATTGTTTGCAAATGAATATCCATACGCAACATTATTAAAACGAACATCGTCTCCAACACTTAAAGTATCTACAGCTGTCGGTAATCCCACAAATTGATTTGACGTTTTACTTGTATATGTGACAACACCAGCTACACTTGCGTTTGGTAAAGACAAAGATCCACTAGTAGGGAAACCAACCGTCGTATCAACTGTCATTACAGTTGAACCAATAGTAACTGGATTTGTGACACGAGTTCTGCCTGGAACTATAAAGTTACCATCGATTGAATCCTTTGAAACACTAATTTGATAATAATGTTCTCCACCATACAAAAAGTCTTTTACATCTGATACCGCACCAGAGGCACCCTGAATATTTGAATCATCCTCATCAGCATCCTGAAAAATTGTCGATCCCTTTAGATTTCTTGGATCACCTGTAATTGGTTTAACAACAAAATCTTGTGCAAAACCATAATCTGCATCAGATGGTTTAATTAAAAACTCTGATGGTTTAATAATATTAACCTCTTCACCATATAATGCTCTGAATAAAATTTTATATGACTCTTCTGTTCCTTTTGTGCGATAAAAATCTTTAATCTGACGAATAAATTTAACTTGATCTAAATCATTGTCTAATTTACGATTTTCAAATCCACTTGCATAAGTTGTTTTAAGTTTATTAAAGAACTCACGAATAAAAAGATTTGATAAGTTATGAACTTTACTTCCACCTGTATGTGCAGCTCCTACAGATGTTTTAAAATCTAATACATCTGGTTTTGTTGATTGTCTTAATGCATTAACTCCACTAAATCCTCGAACACAACCAGTAAAGGAAGTTGTACCAATTCCTGTGTATGTGATAATTTCATCATCAATTTTAAGAAGTCCGTATCGACTTGGATATCCTTTTGTACTATCAACAAAAATTGTTTCGGAAAATGGTTGAGTATCCGTAGATAATCCAGTGAATTCTGTCAGCGCAGCGCCAACATACGTTTGTAATTTTGTATATCGATCTAAATTCTCAGCAATGTTTATAGATCCACCTTGAAATTCTTGAGAAATATAATATTGCTTCATGAAATCCACAAAAAGTGGATTTTCAGATTGCACAAACTCAGGTAACTGATTCTCAATTACCTGATTGATTTCGACTCTTTGTATTGATGTATCAATCATTAATATCCGCCGCCAGAGCTAGATCCACCGCCGCCACCTGATGATGAGGATGTGCTGGTTGTGGTTGTACTTGTTGTAGTTGAAGTTGCGTATGTTCCACCAGTTGTAGTGGTTGTTGAAGTTCCAGTCGCTGTCGATGGAAGTATATTAGTCGTTGTTGAAACTGGGGAGTTTGACTTTCGAGTGAAAGTTGGGGTATAATAACTGTGAATATGAGGAAATCTTGATCCTGATGTGTTTTCACCAGATGCGATTAAATCTTGAACCATATTAATTGTTGTGTTTGTCATATCAAATTTAATATACAAATCTCGAAGACCAACAACATCATTTGAATGAGGAATTGCTTGAATTTCAACTACATTATTTGTAATCACCGTTGATGTTATATTACAAGTATCTATAAGAACTTCACCAATCAAATATTTAACTGTTCCAGCATTTTTCTTTACAATATTTGGAGTTCCGCCTTCTTCATATGTAAAGAAGAACATACGACCTGTTTCACGATCTATAACCTCGTCAGCCATATATACAGTTCCTGTGACACCCTCGATTGTAAAACCAGTAGAGACAACGTTATATGCAGACTCTTGACTATGAATATGATTACCTAAACAAACCTCATATTGAGCAAATTGACCAATTGAAGCTTTTAAATTACGACGAATTGTAACAAGAGTGATATTTGATGTAATTGCTGAATCAACTGAGTCGATTAATGAGACTGCTTTACTATACTTAAATCGACCACCAAACTTATTCACATCAATTGATCTTGAATATTGTGTCAATGCATTTGAAACTCCAGTTTTAAGATTCTCAACATCATCATTTAAGTTTGGATTGTAATATGGATTAACTTGTAATTCAACATACAAATATTTAAGATCAAGAAACTCTGGCACAATACCAGCAACTGCATAACTCTTTAATTTTTGTATTAATTCCCTTTTTGTCTCATCAGAGAGAAAATCACCATTTCGAGGTTTCACTGAAATGAAAACCTTACCAAAACGAGGTGGAGACATCTCTTCACCACCAAATGCAGTTACAGATTCAACGTTTGGATAGATAAAACCTAAAACCGACTCATAATCTGACGCCGTGACTGCACGATACTGAGATGAATAAATTCTTGGTGCAAAATATTTAATTGAAGAGATTGATTCGATCTCATCACCATCTCGAGCTGCTTCATTTGTCGAAATTAAACTAATTAAACCCGAATCAATTGATCCACCATCTTGATTTGTAATATTACCTACAAAACTAAACTCAGCAGCACCATTTCCATCTCTTCCATCAGAGGTGACATAGGTAACGTCAATAACGTTTGCATTTGACAACTTTCGACCAATCACATTATCACCAAAGATTAATTCGTATCTTTCATCTTCAATTTCTTGTAACAAATAAGAATTTGATGTTGAGGTGATACCAATAATGTTATCAATCTGTTTATAGGTAACGGAGGAGGTCGCTGATGAGGATGGTTTAACCTTAACCTTAATTGTTGATGTATCAATGAATGAATTATCAAGTAGATATCTTTGATTAAACAAAGATGTATCCACAGTAAATTGTTGCGTTACAAAATTACCTTCAAATATCTCAATATTACTAAATTCTGCAACTCCGTTTGTCACAGGAACCGTGATATCCTCTGGAATACAAAATATGAAGTTTGTATTGTCACCAACACCATTACAAACGATACCAGAGTTCAATGTAAGTGTTGATGTCTCTTCAAGTCCATCTACAGTAAAAGATACGTTCGCTCTTGCGGATCTTCGTGATCTTGGTACATATCCAATATTTCTTGCCAATGCAACAACATTTTCTCGAAGTGTAGCGGAGTCGAGAAAACATTCATTGGCTGCCATATTCGTATTATAGGCAGTTGTGTATGTATTATATGCTAATGCATCGATAATAACTGAAAGGTTTGACCCCTCAAAGTCATAATCTGTAAAATTTGTATTCGCCCTCAGATAATCTCTGATGGACGCCTTAATTTGATCAAAATCTAAATTAACGTATTGACCGAAAGCCATTATACTCTAGCTGGGAATAAAAGAACATCCACTGTTTGTGTTGGTGCTGGAATTCCAACGATTGTATATTGAACCGTACAATTCATTTCATTTGTATCGGCTGCAACTGTAACAGTTACATCGATATCTGCAATTCTAGGTTCATGATTTAATAAAGATGAGGTAATTTCATCAGCAACTGCAACTTCACTCAAGTTTGTACTTAAATCAAATAAAGCATCATTAATCACTGAACCAAAAAGAGGTTCAAATGGTTTTTCACCAAGAATTGTGAATATTATGTTTTTAACTGACCTCTTAATCGCATCCTCATCACGAATTGCAACCACATCATTCGTCACAGGATGACGTTTGAATGATAAGTTAATATCTTTGAATGCTTTTGAAGCCACTATCTACACAAAAAGTTTCCTGTTTTATTTATACCTATTTTTTACCGTTTTACTACTCGAATTCGATAATCTTCCGAATATAAGTTGTCAATGATGTATTTAGCAGCTATTTTTGGATCTTTTTCACCACAAGTGTAAAAATCAGCGCTCATGCAGCCTTTTTCTGGCCAAGTATGACAAGAAACATGACTTTCAGCGAGTGCAAACATCAATGTGACACCACAAGGATTAAATTTATGTGTATATTCGTTCAAAATAATCATTTCTGAACGTAAAATTGCTTTTGTAAAGATACTCCGAAGAAAATGAGTCGAATTTAGCTGCTGAAAGGTGCAATCATACACCTCAAGAAGCAAATGTTGTCCCATTTCAAACTTTTTCATCCGAATGTGTGTATATTATGATGTTTCCGAATCGGTGGATACTTTAATTTAGCTGTTTTCTTTCTGACAGCGATGTAAATGCGTAATAATGTCTCTGTTTTCATCCTAATTCTGGTTCAATGTTAATTTCTACAACTTTGTGATCCTCTTCCAAGACCTCTTTGAGATAATTTTTATCCCAATATGAATAATAATCAGTTTTTGCAAGTTTTTTTCTTGCTTCTGTCAATTCTTCTCGTGGTTGGCACAAAACAAGATTGTATTTTCCGTTACTTGTCGGTATGCCGTTGATTTTTGTGTTGGATTTTCGATGATCAGCGATAAATTTATACTTTGAATAGGTACGATTGTAGTCATCAACCATTGCATAGAGAAAATCTTCGTCATGATCGTCTTCAACAACGTAAATTACCACATCCCAACCGTATCTTGGTGTCACTTTTCGTAATTTTTCCTCTAAAATGATAAATTTAGCTTTCGATGCATAAGGACACACCGCAAAATTACCTAATTCGGGTCTAATTTTAGATAAATCTTGTATCCAACTTAAAATATGATTATATTTCTTCTCGTTCATCGGGTGTCGTCCAGAAATAATCATCACAATCTCCTAATCGACCCCACTTGACATCATTTTCAACCTCAAAAATGCGTGTGGAGACCTTAAAGTCAGGTATTTTCACGTTTTCGGGTGTCATTGATGTATCATAAATGCGAGAACGGTTGTTTGGATACAGTGCAAACTGTCCATTTCGTAATTGAATCAGGTTAAAAGACTTATGTTCATCAGGCATCTCACTTGTCGATGCATCAATCTGATCAAAATTACCATGATAATTGTCAAGAGTACAAATGTACGATCCTTTTTGATTGCCATAGTGTCTTGTACGCAGTTCCCATTCCATTGGCGCCACAAACTGTTTGACAATCACCGTAAAGTCATAGTCCATACAATTCCAAAACTGTAGATTGACAAGATCCATATCGGGATCTGGTATTTTTGGAGAGGAGAGAAAAGCG